CCCTAGATGGACGCGCCTCACACTAGGCGCATATGTCAAAGAGTGTTGGTGGGATGAGTGTGCAAGCCGTGTTCCCAACACGCAAACACAATGGCATATAATAGTTAACAAATCGTTCTTGGCTCTACTGCCGGTAACCCCCTACCCCCACGCGGCCAGAGGCTTGATCCCGGCTATATATAGATGCAACCTCTCATAGCACAACCTAAAATACCAAACTTTACATGCTTGTAAACTCAATATCCCCAATTTAAACTGTTGACAAATATGTAAGTTCATGCTAATAGTTCTTGTTTTCCATACTCATAGGAGCTCTAGAGCATGGCACTTCAATATGGTACAACTCTACGCAACACGTGGCTTGACTCCGTCGAGTCAGTAACCGGCGCGTCTGCAATCCTCGAACTTCGCTCTGGCGCACAGCCGGCGACCTGCGCAACTGCAGACTCGGGCACTCTCTTAGCCTCTGCAACACTTCCGTCAGACTGGATGAACGCGGCCTCCGGCGGCAGCAAAACTAAGCTCGGCACGTGGCAAGACATCTCAGCCAACGCTTCTGGCACCATCGGCCACTTCCGCCTTAAGGACTCTACTGGCGTCACGACACACATGCAAGGCAGCGCTGGTACGTCTGGTGACTTGGTCACTGACTCGGCAACAACGACCGCCGGCCAGACCGTCACAGTCAACACCTTCACTCTTAACGCCCCAGGTGCCTAATGAACATCGGTGACAACGTTACATTTAAAGCGCCGTTTAACGCTGCTTATCCTGGCGTTTACACCATCGAAGCTGCGGCTACATCAGAAGCAGCGGATACATGGCTAATCCGTATTGACGACATTACCGTTACAGACGTCCACGAGGACAACCTCGAACTAGCTTCGTAAGGTGCCCCATGGCTATCACAACCCTAGATGGATTAGTCGCCGGGTTTAAAGCGCCTGTCCCATTTATGAAAACCACAGGTACTATGACCGCCCTAACTTTTAGTCCTGAGAGGCGCGGTCATAGTTTATGGTATGTCGGCACTAATCCAGGCGCCGCAACTGCTAACGCTGTCGGCATCAACGGCGCGGCAGTGAGTGGAGCTACGGCCGGTGCACTACCTCGTACTAATCCGGGCAGTGGCAACGCATACCTAGGACGTTTGACGGCTACAGCTAGTGTTACCGGTAAGCTTTGGCTTATTGACCGGCTATGGCACAACAGCGGTATATCTGTTACTTCCACTACGGCTCAAGCCATTACGCCTGCTGCGCTACCTGCTCGTTCAGGGGACGGTACGTCTAATGGTAAAGATGTTATGGCGGCACTTGAATGGAGTACCGCTAGCGGCGCTGGCTTTCCTACGGTCACGCTAACCTACACAGATCAAGACGGTAACACAGGTGCAACTGCTACAGTTAATGGCGTCAACACTGTTAGTGCTGGTGCATTTGAGATTTTCCAACTAGCAGCCGGCGACACGGGCGTACGCGCACCAACAAGTATAATTAACGATGCAACACGTACATCTGGGACAGTGCACTTAGTATTGTTCCGCTTAATTGCAGAAATAGATCTACCACTAGCTAACGCTGGGAACTCACTAGACGCCATGTCAAGCGGCATGCCACAGATTTACAACGATAGCGTATTGCAGCTAGTATGGTTCCCTAGTGCTACAGGTACTACAAATATCGTCGGTACGTACATCGAAACTCAAGGATAACCCATGGCCATTACAACTTTAGATGGTGCGATTGCAGGCATGCGAGCGCCTGTAGCGTTTGTTAAAGCAACAGGTACTATGTCTACAGTAGGTGCACAACGCGGGCACACGGTGTGGTATGCATCAGGCAATCCCGGTCCAGCACTTGCTAACGTAGTCGGCGTTAACGGCGCCGCTGTTACCTCAGCAGCCGGTGCATTACCGCGCGCAAACCCAGGCAGTGGTAACGCTTACCTAGCACGCTTAGCTGTTACTGCCTCAGCGACTGGAAGCCTATGGCTTATTGACCGGCTATGGCACAACAGCAGTTTAGTCGTTACGTCTACTACAGCACAAGCTATCACGCCCGCTGCGCTGCCAAGCCGCGATGGTGCAGGCGGTACGGACGGCGTGAACGTTATGGCTGCTATTGAGTGGAGCGGTGCGGGCGGCGCTGGTACTCCTACAGTTACGCTAACCTACACGGATAGTGCTGGTAACGCGGGTAATACAGGGACGTTTACAGCTGTCACAACTCCTACAGCTGGTACGTTTGAGATTTTTGGTATGGCAGCCGGTGACACTGGAGTCCGTGCGCCAACTAGCTTCATCCAGAGCGCCACACGCACGTCTGGCACAATGCACCTAGTACTGTTCCGCGTGCTGGCGCAAGTTGAAGTTACTTCAGCTAACATCGGTAATGCCGTCGACGCTTTAACTAGCGGTATGCCGCGCATTTATAACGATAGCGTGCTGCAGTTAGTATGGATACCAAGCGGTACAGGTAGTACACAACTAATTGGTACGTATATCGAAACACACGGATAATCCAAAATGGCCGTTACCGGGCGCGGTGATTTCCCGTTTAAATCGTCCTGGCTGACTATGGGACGCGCGCGAAGATCGCGCGCGTTTCCGTTGTTGTACTCCTCTCAAAAGGGGCAACTAGTAGCACCGTGGACAGACTGGGCGTTCGACAACGTAACACCGCTAGGTGCTGCGCTTACTTCATCGATTGGCGACTTTACGCTTACTACAGACACCGACATCATTGTCGGCGGTGCGCTTACATCTTCAATCGGTGACTTCACTCTAAGTAGTGATACCGACGTACTCATAGGCGGTGCGCTTACTTCATCCATCGGTGACTTCACGCTTACTAGCGACGTTGACGTTGTTGTTGGCGGTGCGCTTACTTCATCGATTGGTGACTTCACGCTGACTAGTGACACCGATATTCTTATCGGTGCTACCCTTACTTCATCCATCGGTGACTTCACGCTTAGTACTGATGTTGACGTTATTGTCGGCGCAGCGCTTACGTCATCTATCGGTGACTTCACGCTTGACAGCAGCACGACTATTGGTGAAGCTCCACTAGCTGCAGACCTCACGGCGGCTATAGGCGACTTCACTCTAAGTACTGATGTCGACATTATCGTCGGTGCCACACTTACATCTTCAATCGGCGACTTCACACTCACCAGTGATGTTGACATACCAATTAGTGGCGCATTGACGTCTTCGATTGGTGACTTTACGCTTACTAGTGATGTAGACGTTGTTGTAGGTGGCGCACTCACAGCTTCGATTGATAACTTCACCCTTACTAGCGACGTTGACGTTGTTGTAGGTAGTGCGCTAACGTCGTCTATCGGTGACTTTACTCTAAGCGCTGCAGCAGAGATAACACCCGGTCCAATTTATGCGGACCTTAATTCGTCCATCGGTAACTTTACTCTACTTAGCTTTGTCGGCGAACCGGTTGAAAGCGACTTAACTTCGTCCATCGGTGACTTCACAGTATTCACAAGAACAGAGATAACACAAGGTGCGCCTCCTAAGCCGCCTAAGCCAGTCTTGCCAGCTTGGTACATGAATAGGTATAATCGCCTTGGTGTTGTGTCACCAGCACGTGCTGCACGTCTCTGATAAAAAACGTTGACAATGGCTTAGTTCCGCGCTACTTTAACAAATGAGAGTCGACACCTCAGACGTAGAGGCTCCTCTCCAGAAAGCGTTTGGGAAGCCGTTTTCTGCTTTTAGGGCCGCCAGCCTGCACGACTGGACGCCGTGAAGTGAGCTAACGCTCACCGTTGAAATTCAACGAGTGGAAACTGGCGGCCCTAATCGACCAACAATGGAGCGTCCAAATGAGTAAGCAAATTGCAGAGGTTGTTTTCCACGGCCTTTCAAATTTGTCGCCACAGCGCCTGCGAGAGCTAGCCGTATGGCTTCAAGGTTTGGCTACATTAGCTGAAGCTTACCCAGACAATTGGGTTCCAAAAGAAGAAGTGTACACTTTCTCTGAAGGATCAGAACAATGACCGTAGGCGTACCCCCAACAACCTTCCTCGAACATAAGCTTACCCCAGTCTCGAAGCAAATCGATGGCTTCGGTGGCCCGCACGTGCTTATGGGTCTCATTGCTTCAGGCGGTGAGCCGCATATCTACATCACCGGCAATGTCTCAGGTAATCTCCGAAAGGAAATCTACGAGGCATTGGCCGATAAACTGCGCCAGATGGCCAGTGACGAGAAAGCAACCCCTAGCCTTATCCTACCTGCATGAACCACGAAATCCTCGTAGCTGCGCCTCTCTCGCGCAAATGGACAGATAGGTTTGCACTTGAAATAGCTATGAGCCTCGAAGGCTCAGGCGATAGCATTCCTGTAATTCTCGATGCCTACGAGCTTGATAAAACAGATCTGGAACTTTTTCTAGCTGATCCCCTCTTCGACCGTCGTGTTCAAGAGTTTCGGACCCAGCTGAAAGAAAAGGGTCTGAGTTTCAAACTGAAGGCAGGTGCACAGGCAGACCTACTACTCGATACAAGCTGGGACTTAATCCATAACCCAGATGTGTCTCCGGCTGTCAAAGCTGACATGATTAAGTGGACAGCTAAGATGGCTGGGCATGACTCGGTTGAGAAAAACTCGAACGCCGGTAACGGTGTGCAGATCAACATTCACATGGGTGACCCATCGCTAGCTCCCCCACCGGGCATCCGAACGATTGAAGGAAACTAGATGTTAGACGGTTTATTCCGAGCTATCGCTGACTTCATGAGAGAACTAACCCCGTGGGTTCTTATTGAACCGTGGGAACAAGCACTACGCGTCCGCCTAGGCAAGCACGTTAAAAAGCTCAGCCCTGGCATTCACATTAAAATTCCGTACATCGATGTCGTGCACAAGAAATCTTCGCGGTACCGCACTGCGTTGTGCGCGCCGCAGACGCTCACCACGAAAGATGGTAAGACTGTAGTGTGCTCAGTGGCTATTGGTTACGCGTTGCACGACATTCAGAAACTGTTCGATACGATCTATGATGTGAACGCTACACTAACCCAAACTGTTGCATCGTATGTGGCAGACGCCGTTGCTACGACTTTAAGTCATGAGCTTCGTGCTGCTACTATTAGCGATGATCTTACTGCTCAGCTCGCTAACGAGTTCGAGAAGTTTGGGCTTAAAGAAATCACCATTAGAATACAGGACTTCGCGTTTATCAGGGCTTTCCGTCTCATACAAGACGGCCGCTGGCAACAAGACGTGGGTCTGTCAACCTACCCTAACGGAGAGTAACATGGCTAAACCATATCGCTACCGAGCAACGCTAACGAACGTCGAGTGCTACGGCAAACGTCCGATTGCCTTTGCAGACGACAACTATCTTGACTTCTGGGAAGCCGGGCAAGAAGCCGTTGACCAACACTTGTTCTCACAAACGTGCCTACACTGCGGCGAGAACCACTCACGTAGTGATTACGTCATTACTGATCTTGAGCGCGGCGAATGGTCGCCGGCTATGGGTGACTACCAGTATCGCGACGTGTATCCCGCGCGTAGTGACGAGTGCCATCCTTGCCTGGAGCTTGACCTATGAGAGTAGTAACACTTCAGTGCCGAGAGTGCGAGAGCACGCCTACGTTTGCTACCGAGTACAACGCCGATGAGGTTGCAGATATGCAAGCACATATGGACATTAACTTCGTTGCACGCTGCGGTGACTGCTTTGCTTGTGACTGGGAAGTAACTGAGATACGCCGTGTTAAAGGGGCTTTGAATGTCAGTAATCGATCTGCGACGCGCAACATTTCTATGCAATAACTGCCTAGAACGCAGCGATTTCACCATTAGCGGTGACGAGAAACTAAAGACCGGCACCCAGATATTCTGGGATAAAGGTAGATTTGAAGCACCAGAGTGCGATAACTGTATGTCCAGGGACTGGACAGTTGTTATCGTTTACTAGGAACGTCCGATGGCAATGGAAATTAACTACACACCGTCTAAGACGGTGAAAGCGTTCTATGATAGCGACGCTAAAATGCGCGTTATCATGGGGCCCGTCGGTAGCGGTAAGTCCGTGGGCATGTGCTTTGAAGTCCTTCGTAGGGCTATGAGGCAGGAACCTGGGGTTGACGGATATCGACGTACACGCTTTGCTGTTGTCCGGGAAACAGTGCGGCAGCTGGCAGATACGACCATGAAGACGTGGCTGGATTGGTTTCCAGACGGTGTCTGCGGTCGACTCATGCGTACGACGAAAACGTATTATCTTGAGATTGGAGATATCCGCTGTGAAGTTATGTTCCGAGCCCTGGATGACGCTGATGACGTGGCTAACCTTAACTCCCTTGAACTTACGGGTGCTTGGTTCAACGAATGCAGGGACATTGCGCCAGAGATTGTCGATGCTATGTCAAAACGTGTCGGTCGCTATCCGTCTAAGAAAGATGGGGGTCCGACTTGGCACGGGATGTGGGGGGACACTAACCCTCCAACGATTGACACATGGTGGTATCACCAGATGGAGCACCTCGACCCAAAGGACGGAGTGAGTCCTAACGATAACGGCTGGGTTGTATACAAGCAACCATCCGGTCGCTCGCCTTACGCCGAGAACATCGAGAACCTTCCAGACGGGTACTACGATACTCAGGGCCGTAGCGATGAATACGTTCGTACGTTCATCGACGGTGAGTACGGGCACTCGCTCGCGGGTACGCCTGTGTACAAGTACTTCAAGCCTGACTACCACATCGCTAAGCTTCCACTTAAGGATGTTACGGGTTCGGCTCGACCAATCATTGTGGGTATGGACTTGGGCTTGACCCCAGCCGCTGTTATTGGGCAACAGGATCCACGCGGACGCATGCTCATACTTGCCGAAGCCACAGGTTTCGACATGGGCGTTCAGCGCTTTTGCCGTACGAAGCTTAAGCCGTTGCTCAACGAGAAGTTCCCTGGCCGTAAAATTCAGCTGGTGATCGACCCATCAGGTCGTAACCGACAGCAAGGTGACGAGCTCAGTGTTAAGCAGATCATCGAGAATGAGGGCTTCTCGGTCATTCTTGCTAGCACAAACGACCCTATTCGCCGCATTAACGCTGTGGATGACGCACTTATGCGTCAAGTAGACGGTGATCCCGGCTTCTTGATGGATGCTACGTGCACCTCGCTTAAGGCTGCAATGATGGGTGGCTACCGCTTTCACCCCAAAACGGGCAACATTGAGAAGAACAACCACTCTCACATTGCCGAAGCTTTGCAGTATTTGGCTCTCCACATAAACGATTTTGCGGGTCAAGTACCTGTGACTAAGCGCGAAGTTAAGCGTGTTTCATTTACAGGATGGACGTAAAATACCTATTGACAACACTGTAAATGAATGCTATATGTAATTGTTATTCTTAATAAAGGAGCCTTAGATGGCTACTATTACTCCAGTTTCAGCTATGTCGGGCGAAGT